GATCCACCCCAGAACCGTAAACCAGGTTGGCATGTAACAGACCTCAAAAAAGCTGCTGATACTATTGCTAAAGGTCAAAAGGTGCCACATGGGGGATGGGAGTTTGAGGGGGATACAAGTGGGCTGATGTCATGGGGGGCGGATGTGGGAAGCTGCTGTTAGGCCCTGGTGTAAGGCTGCTGTATGGAATATGGGGCTAAGTTTTATATCCTCTAGAGAAATGGAGAAGGATGGAATAATAGCCAACTTAGATGGGGAACTTATAACCATAAGTGGCACCGTTGCTATAGTCGAGATGAAAGCCACTACTACCTCCGATACTAACCCATTACTTAAACCCAATTGGATGTGCCAAACCAAAGCCTACTGTCATATGGTGGGAGTCAATCAGGTCTGGTTTATAGTACTTCATATGCCCAGAAGAGGGGCGCCGGAAGCCAGAGTGTACCAGCATATTGTGACATTCGAGGGCTGGGAATTAGCAGAGAATTGGAATATGCTTATGAGTACTAAAGAATATTTAATCAGTAAGGGGATACAACTATGGAAATAGAGAACGAAATTACTATAGATGGGATAGTGTATTGCAGGAAAAAGATACTGATAGATATGAATACTATCGTCTATTGTAATATTTGTGGTAGTCAAGATAAGTTTGGTAATGGTAACGCCAGCATGATAAAGATTAACAGATATCCTACAAGTATACGTACCTGCATGTCCTGCTCGCGTATCTATTCCAATGAGAGGATTTAATTTATGGTAACCCAAACAATATTAGACCAACTCATAGCAGCAGGGTTCCAAAACTCTCTATCTAAAGCCCCACAACGTGCCATTACTAAAATAGGGGGTCTAGATAAAAGTGGCAAGTCCCATCTCTCCTTAACTGCTAATGGTCCCATCGTCTATCACTCCATTGACATAGGTACTGAAGGGGTAGTAGAGAAGTTTCAAGAGTCAGGCAAGCAGGTATTAGTTAAAGAGATCACCTACAAGAAAGGTGAACCTCAGTCAGTCTATCAGGATATGTGGGAAACCTTTAAACAAGATTTCGCACTGGGATTGACTATGGGCGAAGGTATGGTGGTGATCGATACTTGGTCTGAGATCTATGAATTGGCTCGGTTGGCGAAGTTTGGCAAGCTTGAACAGGTCCAACCTCATCACTATGGTTCGGTCTATGCGGAATTGAGGGGTTTAATACGAGATGTGTATGATACCCAGATGTCTGCTGCTCTTTTAACCAAGATGGCACCTGACTATGATACTAAAGAGTTAGTTGAAAAGGGATTCAAAGATACTGATTTCATGGTGCAGATGAACATCAGAACCACCATGGTGATAGGCGCTGATGGTAAGCCTGTCTATAATCTGTGGGTTAAGAACAGTCGGTTGAATGCTAAGAACCTTACTAACTTGACTTTGAGTAGTGTTGAGGAAGATGGGACAGATAGGTTTGATTTTAGTCAACTGGTTTGGCTAGCTCATAATTGGGTATAGGTTATGGATCAACTACCTCTTTATATAACCGCTGAACCCAACGACAGAGACTTAGCCAAACAACTCCCCATGGCTATACCTTATGAGTTAAAATGTGGAGATATAAACCACCAAGGCTATTGGCAGAATAACGAGATGGTGTGGATCTGGGGCGAGCGTAAGAAGCTAGGTGATTTGATAACCTGTGCGCTTGATTCAGGTAGACTTTTACGCCAAGTCCAGGAAGCTCATCAAGCGGGGTTTAAATTCCTTTACCTTATCATTGAAGCTATCTATCGTGAGTCACCTACTACTGGATTGCTTGAAGTGCGTAAAGGTAAGAATTGGAAAGAGTATCATATCAATCCAACTAACTTGAAATCAGCTACTGTTCCTTATAGTCGCATTCGGGGCTATCTCAATCAGTTACGGTATTACCTAGGTGTGCATGTTTATCATACAGCATCAGTTAGAGAAACAGCCTTGACCATAATGTCAATCCATGGTATGTTTCAGATTCCGCCAGAAGAGCACAATACCCTTAAGCAGTTTACATCCAGCTCAGAACCTATTAAAAAGATTATAGAAGATATTCTGGTAGACAGTCCTAAACCTGTGGAAGCATTTCTACATAAGCCCAGTTTGATTAGGCGCATGGCTAAAGAACTACCAGGCATAGGATGGGATAGGAGTAAAGACATAGAGGCAGAACTCAAGACAGCTATCGAATTATGTAGGGTATTGGCGGAAGGAGATAAGATTAGGCTGTTGGGGATTGAAGGTATTGGTAAGAAGACTATAGAGAATATTCAATCAGCTATAAAGAAGGAGGAATAGACTATGGATATAGATTATCAATACGAGCGATGGTTGATTGATCAGGCTATCGAACAGTGTAGGGAGGGTACTGATAATGGGGGATATGCAGCTAATTACTTAAAGTATTGTGGTGTCTGTCCTCGATGTTATAAAGACTTTCCATTAGAAGATGAATGTGGTAATTTGGAGTGTATAGAGAAGGAGGAATAACATGGAACCTTGCCTAGAACCTTGTGGCTTTTGTAAAGTAGAATCTCGACCTGTAATTGGATTGAAGATGGGGCCTATTACTTCTTACTTTTGTTCAACCACATGTGCTGAGTCATGGATAAACCGTGAGATGCCAATGATTAAGGAATCAACAGCTGGGAAATCTACTTCCACTAATGCATTTAAACAAGCATTTAAAGATCTTTATTAAGAGTAGTTAAGGGACAATGATAGGTAGGTAGTTTTATGAGTAGTCAGATGGATGCAATGATTGGGCAGGTTACATGTGGTGATTGTCTTGAGGTTATGAAAGGAATTGAGGATAAAAGTATCGACATGATTCTATGTGACTTACCTTACGGGACTACAGCTTGCAAGTGGGACATAGTGATTCCTTTTGAGGCTCTCTGGGGGCGATATAAAAGGATTATCAAAGATAAGGGAGCTATTGTTTTATGTGGAAGTGAACCTTTTTCAAGTTCATTACGTATGTCTAACCTTCAATGGTTTAAGTATGATTGGATATGGGATAAAGTTAGACCATCTGGGTTTCAAATCGCTAAATATGTACCCATGAAAAGACATGAGATAGTTAGTGTATTTTGTGATGGAACTCCTAATTGGAATCCACAAAAAGAAAAACGTGATAAACCACACAGCAGTAAGGTATATAATGCTTCGGATAGTTCACCATTAAAAAATAAAGATGGTATTGTTAGAACATACACAGATAGAAATCCGCAAAGTATATTAGTTTTTAATAAACAATCAGATGGGAAATATGTACATCCTACCCAGAAGCCAGTAGCTTTATTTGAATATCTAATTAAGACATATACTAACGAGGGGGATTTAGTACTTGATAATTGCGCAGGGAGTGGAACAACAGGTATAGCAGCCACCAACACCAATCGGCGATTTATCCTAATAGAAAAGGAACCTCAATACTGTGGGGTATTCTACGATAGGTTAGCCCAGCTCCAGGGTACTAAACTCCAGGATAAAGAATGCCAGCCGTAAAGACACCTATCTACTGGGCTAATGCAGCTTGTACAGCCTGCTCCCTTAGTAATGAGTTAGTTTGTCCCGTACCTGCTGTAGGCCCCCTTAATACTAAGATCATGATGGTAGGGGAGTCTCCAGGTATAGGTGAGGATGAGGAGCCATTCAAGGGTAAAGTGGGGCAATACTTAGACTACTTATTGGACTCTATTAAACTCAACCGTCAAGACATCTGGCTTACCAATCTAGTTAAATGTCCACCAGCTGTCAACTATGACCTAACCCCATCAGACATAAACACATGCGCCAACATATGGTTAGACTTGGAGATCAAAACTGTTAAACCCAAGATCATTGTAGCGATGGGACTTCCAGCTGCTCGATATCTAACTAAAGATCCAACCCTAACAATGGAGAAATCGCATGGTATACCTGTATATATTGATGACTATGTTGTTATACCTATCTTCCATCCTGCTTCTGGTCTACATCAGACACGTAATATGCGATTCATTCAAGAAGACTTTGGTGTTATTAATCAATTACTTCAGGGGGTAGCACCTATTGATCTTATCCCCAAGGACCAATATCCTAATGTAGATTATCGAGAGGTCACAGATGTTCAAGAAGCTAAAGAATTACTTAGCCAACCTAGGTTTGCACTCGACACAGAGACAGTGGTTGAAGGAGGAAGAGTTAAAGTCTGGTCGATACAGGTTTCTTCTAGACCTGGCACTGGTGCATTCATACCGATATCACTCTTCAGATGTGGAGATAGCCTTTTATCTCTCGACGGGATATTCCGAATCCCTGAAACATCGCAAGTCTTAGTTCACAACTACCTCTATGATGCTCAGTTCATGACGCTACCTAACCCAATAGATACAATGGTAGCTGCCTATTTACTTCAGATGCCTATGAGTCTTAAGGATTTAGCCTATAGGTATTGTGGTATGGAGATGCATAGCTACGAGGAATATGTACTACCATATAGGCGTACTAAAGCTCTCCGATACCTATACAATCTAACTCGTTATATGGCTGAAGTA